TTGCCGTATCCCCAACAAATTCGACTCTGTAAGTACTTTCATCTGGGGGTAGTTTAGTAACCGACAATAGCTTCTACCTCTGCCATAGCCGCGTCGCTAACGTACACACACATCGCAGTATCCATAAACCCAAGATTTTCACAGTCACTCACCGCCCCGATACTACTAAGTACACGGCACTCTGAATAACTATAACCAACGCTATCCATAGCATCCCTACCTGTGGTCTGTAACACTGCGGCTTTAGCAAGAACTTCTTGGGGTAACTTGTTCACGTCGTCCACATGTTTGATGCGCTGCATCTCCCCTGCGGTAGTGTCTCTGTAATGAAAGAATACTTTGTCGTTACCTTCAATCTTAAATAGAGAGAGTACCTGTAGTCCTTCACTAGCAGTAATAGATTCACCTAAGTCTTTCTTCTTTTCTAGGTAGTCACGCACCGCGCCTTCAACGTCGTTCCGTACGTCACCACGCACTGGGCGTTGCTCCATATCAGCTAGGCAGTACTCCAGTAGCATATCGTTACGTAAGTTATCTCTGAATCCGAAGAACACACGGCTTTGTAGGTCGGATAACTTCGCCTGTGCGTGCCGTAGTCCTTTGTCGAAGTTCACTAGTGATTGTTGCATAGCTCTCTCTAACACCCGCTCGCCTGTAATACTGCGCGTCTCGTTGATTATCTTCATCACTCGGTTGATGTTAGTGGTTATGTTTACAAACTTCGTATCTCCGTATGCGACTCCATATCTCATTCTGTCGTCGTAAGATATGTCTCGATCACGCGTCGTACTTACGGTATTAACTATATAGCCTTCCGATTGGAACTTTACAATCACGTCCCAACACATACTGGCAGGGGTGAGCTGTATCGCTAGCGAATTGTGGCTAGGGCGTGCGAACTTAGCGAACGTATACTTTCTCTTAACACGTTTGCGTATCGTGGCTAGTGCTTCGGGTTCTTCGTGGTACTCGCCGACGCTGCTAACATTGTCGAAACCGAACTGTTTTTGAATGACTCTGAATTCGTACATGCTTTTATCTCCGTTAGTTATAGTGATATATGTAAGGTCTTGCCGATTGTGGGTCGGGCACTCTTGTTGTCTAGGATTCCCCACAGTAGAGGCATAGTCCAAGCACCCCAGTCACCACCTAGATAACCATCAGTCAGCACGATTATTGCCTGTGCGTTGATGTTGTTTTGTTGTATGTAGTCAGGCACACACTGCACCATCGTACCGCCGCCACCTGCGGGCTTGGTTGTTTGTGTAAGTTGTTCGAGAGAAGCCTTGGCACCTACCACATCACCGTACACCTCATCAGCACACACCTTGGTATCCCAGTACAGTATGCGTACGGATTCGGGCTTCACTGTATCGCAGACACCCTTGATCTCACTGAGACACTTGGTTAACTCGTGCTGTCCAATACTTCCCGATGTATCGATTGCAATAACTAGCTCGCCCACTCGCTCGGTAATACCGCTTGGTCTGAGTATACCCATTGCTAGGTGTCGTCTGCTTGGTTGCCTCCACGTGCTGTCGTCACTACCTCGACAAGTTTCTGTAATGAACTCACGCAACACCTCGCGCCAGTTAACCTCGGGTTGTAGCAGTTGGTCGATAGCTCGGTTGCCCCCACTACCTACCTTACCTGCGGTCAGCGCACCTTGGCGTATAGCTTGGTCAATCTCTTGTGCTAGCTCACGCTGTTCGTCTGCGCTCATCTCCTGCGCACCTTCCCAGTCGTGCTCGTCTAGCCCTGCACCGTTACCTTCACCCTCACCTTGGTCGCCATCGTCTGGGTTATCTTCCTGTTCTTGTTTCAGTATCTTGTAGACCTGCGCCGCACTCATGTTGGCAAATCGCTCATCGAGTAGTGCGCCCTTGGGTAAGACTGCAAAGCCATCGCGGTTCTCAAGATAGATAATCAGGTTGATTACATAGTCGCACGCCATGTTGGCTAGCTTAGGATTCTCCTTAAACATCCACGCCCACGTAATCAAGTGTCTCAACAGCTTGTGGTAGTTCTCATGTAGGATAAGCCCACGGAACTCAGGGTCAGTCAGGTCACCGACAAACGCACGTCCGTAGTATTCATCGCGTCCATTAGTGTAGGCAGTAGGGCAGTCGTCCTTGATAGCACTAATACCAATCATCATTACAGGTGCGAAAGCTATGTATCTCTCGTGCCCCATGATCGCTGTGATGTTTTTAGATAGCCGTTGCTCGGCTGTGAGTTGCGTGTTGATTGCTAGCATGATTTGTCTCCCTTACTTGTCAGCACTAAACATATAGTTGTTAGCCAAGCACCAGTCTTGGAAGCCCTTGTGCTGTACCACATAGTCGCGGCGACTATAGTTGGTAGCGCGTACACCGTTAACGAACAAGCCCTGTGCCTCCTTGGATAACCTGTTCATGTAAGTCAGCCACTCCCCTACCCACTTGCGCTCGATAGTTGCCAGTGCTCGATACACCACCATACACACAGCGGCAGGGCTGTCAGGCACAGGCGCACTCATCGGGTCGGTCTCTATCTGTTCGCGGGTTGGTAGCTTGTCAGCCAGTGCAATAAAGGCAGCTAGGTCTAGCGCAGCGCGGTCACCAATCGTACCAATAAGGGCAGCGGTAAGCTGTGTGTCGTCTAGCAGCGGTCGCTGTTTCATTATGTGGCTCGCCTTCTCAAGTGAGCGTGGGGTAACGAAAGCGGCACGGGTGCTACGCGGGTGATATATGTAGGGGTTCTCGTCGGGGTTCTCGTACTGCTCGAAGCTGTGGAATAGCTCGGGGTGCTCTTTACAGAAACCAAGTAGTGCAGGGTCAATATCGTTGTCGATACCCCACTCAATCCACTCCATGTTGTCTGGCTTGCGCATGGTCACTACGGTCAAGCGGTTACGGGCATGTGCAGGTAACAGGTCGCCCACTCCCTCCGCACCCAAGTTAGTAGTGCTGAACACAATGCTGTCGGGGTGTAGCTCCATCTTCCCATGCTTGCGTTCCAGTTGCAGGCGTAGCGTAGCTAGCTGGGCAGACCTACTCATTTTGCCTAGCTCGTCGATCATCAGGATAACGGGACAGTCGGGGATGTGCAGTCCGAGGTCTTCCAGTGGTATGGTTCTGAACGTCTCGCCGTCTTCCGAATACTTCACCATGAACATATCAGCCGAGTCGATCAGCGTTGTGCCATCTAGGTAAACAGGTTTATGTGTGGGCAGGCGGGCAGCTAGTATGTAGAGCAGTGAGGTCTTGCCTGTGCCCATGTTGCCTTGTACCAGTGTAGAGTTGGTCTTACCGATTGCCTGAATGAGGTCGGCGGTCTGTTCGATAGATACTGCGTAAAGTGAGGTTTTCATGCTTTGTTGCTCCGTTAGTTTGTTATCTAATTAGATAACTTGGTTTGGGTTAGTGTTGCTTGTCGTGCGTTTCTATTCGGTCTTGCGTTGTTTCATTTATAATTATCCACGGTTTGCCACCGCAGAGTCAAGGTTTTGGGGGCTTGGGTAGCCAAGCCCCTACTACTTACCCACCTACTAGAAGCCCAGCGATGGCAGGGAGTCGATTATAGAGTCCACATCACGCTTGGTTCTGGCTCGCATGTGCGGGTCTCTACGCAGCCCATCGGGCGTTACACCTGTCAGGGTTTGGCGTAGTTGTTTCTGTATGCCAGTGATTCGCGGGTCGTTACCCAAGTTACAGGTACGCATCAGGTCTACGATAGCCAGCACATTATCCACCAGCGTATCCCTGAATCCGGTAGGCTTCTCACCTTCGCCGTAGTCCAGCCCCTTACTCATACGTTGCAGCGGTTCCAGTAATCGCTCTGCCAAGTCTTGGCGCACGGCGCTAATCCGATCTTCCAAAACTTGTTTGTACTGTTCCTGCATCTCCGCAGCGGCTTGGTTACCAATGTCCACGCGGAAGTCCCCAACGTCCGGCACCGCTTCGAACACTAGCGAGAACTTAAACTTGCGCCGCAGTTGCTCCACCGATGGGTACTCATTCTCATTGAACATGTAACCCAGTCCCGTTTGTTGCAGTTGGGCTTGGGCTACCGCCTGTGGGTACTCGTCTAGGGTTCGTTGCGCTAAGTCCCAGAATTCATCTTCTAGCTGTGCCATGTTGTTTTTGTAGTCGATTAGGGCTTGGTTCGATATTAGCCTGTCGCCCAGATCACCCCACGGGACGGTGCTATCTCTGTGGAATGCCCGTATCTGCGCCACTAGCTTGGTAAGATCATCGTGCGCGTTAGACATAATTAGCTTTTTACTCACGTTCGCCGCACCCTTGCGGGCATTGTTTTGCGAAATCACTTGGCTAGTCGCCCGCTTATCCTGCTTGCGCATAGCTGGCATACTGATCGATAGCCCCACACGCAGCGCGCTTGATGAAATTGTAGGTACTACCGGTGTCGGTAGGGGGGCTGTTTCTGGTGTTTCTGGTGTTGCTGTTAGTGCTATTTGATGGTTCATGCTTGCTTCTCCGTTATGTCGTTAATGGTTCGGTCTATCAGGTCGTTTAGGGCCACGCTGTGTGGCAGGTTTTCGGTCGCGCCAAACAGGACATGCCTGTACATGCCGTCCGTTAAAAGTTTACCTTCGTCTACCCAGTCGATGGTTTGCACGTCGTTTTCATCTTTCATACTTATCTCCTGTTTTGTTTCTGGTTAGTTTGTTTTTTGCTTTCTTTTTTCTGGTACTGCTTGGTCGCGCTCTGCCTGTTCTTGCTGCTCTAGCCACAGGCGCAGCAAATGGGGGTCATACTCCATTGCCAGCTCTTCCAGCAGGTCGCGCAGCTCCACACGCTCGGGGTGTGCCTCTCGCGGGTTCTCGTCTATCAGCACCGCGCTTTCTTCGCTCCACTTTTTATCTACCATCGGTCGCCCTCCTTACGGCGTCGTTAGCGTCGCGGGCTTTGCCCACCCACTGTAGTTCCCACGGAACCGGATGAAACCCACACGTACCCAGCGTACCAGCGGGTCGCACGTACCATTGCCCGCGTAGGCATACTGCTTCTAGTTTCTTAACTTTGTTTGTCCAGCTCATTCTAGGTTCTCCTTACAGAACAAACACAAGTGTTGTTATTACCCAGAACAGGGTAAACATACTCACCGCTCCGGCCACCACGCCCAGCACTTGCAGGGTCTTGAGCCACACTGGCTCAGCATCGGCCCACACGTACTGGTTATGGGGGTCGTGGATGTTACGGGTTCTTGGGTCGCCCGCGTTGGTGCGGTAGCACTCGCCTACTGCCCAATTACTTTTCTTCATCGTTGGCCTCCATATTGATCCAGTAGTCACGCGCCACGTTCCCCACTACTTCCCCCCGCTTCATTAACTCCACAGCGTGCAAGGCTTCGTGCTTCGCCGCTGCCGCTAGAAGTTTGAAAAACTTAAACCTACGGAGCGGGTCTTCAATATCCGCAGACTTCTTGTTGATAAAGTCCTCTATCTGTCGCTCCCAAGGTTTCTTCACTTCTTTAGTCATTGTTGTTACCCCTTCATGTAGTGGGCTGGGCTTTCGTATGGGTTGCTGGCTCTAACTACTTCGCCACGCTTGCGCATACGGTCAAGTTCCAGACTCACCGCTTTCCGGTTCCGCTTCGTGCAGTACAGGTTCAGTTTGCGGCATATCTTGTTCACGGTGAACAGGGTATCGGTCGGGAGTTGAGCCACCGCCACGCGGGTTTTGGCCGCGATGCTTTCATCTTTCGGCCCCACATGGCCCGTACGCCGCTTTTTGGTTTTGGTTTTTGCCGTTGTTTTTGCCGTTGTTTTTGCCGTTGGCTTTGCTGGGGGTGCGGTTGGGGTTGCTGTTTCTGCCGTTGGTTTTGGTGCGTCCCCCAGTAACAGGTTTATCGCGTCCAGCTTGGCTTCCAGTTCTTTTTTCATGGTTAATAGGTCTTTCATCTTTCATTCTCCTTTGGCGTTATTGCCGTTTTGGGTTGGTTTGCTTGAGTGTAGCAAAGTTTGTTACTACTTGATAAGGGCCTTTCGAGTACTCCTGCACAATAGTGTGCTTTGTTTTTCTAGCTAGTGCATCTCCGCATTGCATACAGGTTTGGTAGCCTAGCGCAGCGCGACGCGAATCAAACAAGACGTCGCACTCGGGGTTGGCGCATGGGTATTCTGTGAGCAGTTCGCTTTTTACTTTGCCCATGGCTATTCAACCTCCGCGTCAGTTACGTGGTAGCCGTAGTTCTCTGCCCAGCTCTTTTGCGCACGGGTCATACCCTTCCAGTTCTCAACCCAGTAACCACGGTGTGGGTGATTGTGGGCCGGTGTTACAGGCGTACCTTTTGGGATAGTAGCTAGTGCACCATACGGCATGCTGTTGTAAACGATCTTGTGTTTGGTTTTCATGCTTTGTTGCTCCGTTATTGTTGGGTTTGATTTGTTATCTAATTAGATAACTTGTCCGTCTATGCAGGCTTGGTAGTTCTTAATCGACGCGTTTACACCCAGTGCACGCAGTCGGCTTCGGGTTGTTGTAGTTGGCCAGTTGCGGAAGGTTTCACGGTTCGGGTTGGCGTATGGGTATCTATCCCACGTCCTTGGTGTTGCTGTGGCTATGTGGTTACCGTGCAGGTAAATGTTTGCGTAGAAGACGCCGTTGTCGATTGAGTGCAGCACCTCGGTGTTACCGCTTTTCCAGTTGTCGCCTGAGCGGATGGCTTTGATCATTTGTTGTTCAATTTTTCTCATGCTTTGTTGCTCCGTTATTGCTTAGTTTGGTTTGTTATCTAATTAGATAACTTTTTCTGTGTTGGTGCGGTGATGTTTCGTGCATAGTTCCGACCAACAAAACCATGATATGCCTAGTTTGACCTAAAAGTCAAGGTTCTGGAACATGTTTATTTTAAGTTGGGGTATTGTTACTAACGTAACTTTTTGGTTTTGAAAAAAGTAACAATATAAAAAATCTGAAACGCAGTAACCACGCGGCCTGTAGAGAAACGTTACCAACGTAACCAATGTAACCAATGAAATGGACACCCCCGACTTTTTTCGCAAAAAGGGGGTCGAGGTCGGAGAAGTATCTCCCCATAGCGTAGCGGAAAAAATGGTAAGCAAAATCCTTGGTTACGTTGGTAACGTTGGTAACGAAATAAAATAAAAAAATAAAATATATATATATATAAATAATAATAAATAATACTAAGTAAAACTAAAATCATAAACCCAAAAAACCGGCTTTCTATTGTTACTTTTTTGCGATTCCCAAAAAGTTACATTGGTTACGTTGGTAACAATACCACGAAGTAAACGGGGGCCTAAAAAGTTATCTAATTAGATAACAAATCAGGCTCGTGCGGCTCGCCGTGAGGGAACTGGTATCAGCAGCGCGCCGCTAGTGCAGCCCGCCATGAGAGAACTGGTATCAAAGGGCACAAAAAAGGGGGCCTCTCGGCCCCCTCGTGGTTACTTCTTGTTAGCTAGCGTCTTGAGCGCCGCGTTGATGTGCTTGTTGAAGGTGACCACATCGAATTTCGGTTCCTTCATTTTCTGGGCCTTCTTGGCTATCGCCGCGAGGCGCTCGAAGATTTTTGCTTCCTCCGTCGTCGGAGTCTGTGCCCCGTTGCCTTCGTCGCGGTGTAGTGCTGCCTTCATCGCATTGCGTATGTTGCCTACCTCGCGGCCCTTATTGCGGCCCCACTTAGACTTGAGGGCCTTCTCTGCTTCGCTCAGCTCCTTCGCTGGGATACGGAGCACCCTTTGCGCCTCGGCGGGAAATCCCTTCACTACGTAGTTGAGCAGTGATTCGTAGAAGGTGCGATCTTCGCCCTTGGCCGGGGCGCGGTATGCCGCTAGATCGGTGTGGCCGTCTGCTATCAAGGCATCACATACGGCGGTCAATTTGCCGTATCCGCTGACACTGTGATTAACAAGAGCGGTAATAGTCGCGCCGGTAGTCTTGCTGATTTTCTTGGTCATAGAAATAGTAGTCATGCTAATTACTCCAAAAAGTAGTTATGTCATCCCGCGAAGGCGGTAGTGCCGTTGCGTTGACGGTTTTTAAAGTAGCAAAACAAGTTTCAGTAGTCAAGTAGTCTTGTAAGTGACTGATTTATATCGGGAATTTTCTTATCTAATTAGATAACTTTTCGGGTTTTGCCCGGTTTTGTTTGCGCTGTGCGCGATGCAATCGCATGGGGGCCTTGTTTTTCTGGACGCGTAGCAGGCGCGACCCACCCCGCCCCCACCCCCCTTTGCCGCTCGCTTGGTGCCACCCGCGCGTAGTAATACTATTTTGCACAAATGCCCACGTCCCCAAAGCAAAACCAAGCCACTACCCCACCCCCTCTTTTTACTATGCCGCCAGATTCGGACCCCACCCCCTCCTTATACAGAACACCCCCCCGTCATGGGACCCAAGTCATTGTTGTAAAAAAATTTTTTGTACCATATACTGCTCCGCATCAGCTTAACCGCTTGCAATAAACGAGAACTACCTAGATGGCGTTAGCCCTCGAACCCGAGTTTGGTATCGAAATACCTGACGATGTGGACTACATGGACCTGAAGGCCCGTGTGGAAGCGGCTTGCCGTACTATAAATGAGTTACAGGAGCACGGCCTCGATACTACTCCTGACGATGTGGACAACGACGTAGCTGCCGCATTAGTTACGGCCTACGCCGAGGACGAGGTACACACCTCCAAAATAGTAAACGCCAAGCGCTTCGACTCCCTTACCCCCGCTGCCATCCTCCAGACCCACGAAATTGTCAAAGAATTCGGCCAACTTGTTGCAGCACATTCCGCCGAGATAAGAAACACCGTAATAAACAAACTCATACTGGAAACCGAGAACAACGACGCGAGAATTCGCATACGGGCACTGGAGCTATTGGGGAAAATAACCGACGTAGGGCTATTTACGGAGCGTAAAGAAATTACAGTAACCCATCAAAACGCCGCTGAAGTGCGCGAAAAACTGCGCGAGAAGCTAACGCTACTGAAACAAAACGCTGAAGGTGTGTATGAAGCGGTAGAAGAGGGCGGCAACGGTGAGTGAGGCCAAGAAAAAGCCCACCAAGGCGGCCAAGCGCAAGCGCCCCAAGGTAAAACCGCTAAATACCAAGGAGGAGATGGCTAAATCCATCAACACCAGAACGGAGCTGCTGCCGACAGCCTCCTCTACTACGCTCGCGCCGAATATATTCTTCACTCCGCACGAAATTGACCTCCTCCTAAAGAATATCAACTCCTACACCCCCGAGGAACAGGAAGAGATACTGCTACTTGTTGAGGAACTGGAGACCAAGCAGCGCGCCGAGGCGGCGTATAACGACCTGATTGAATTTTGCAAGCAAATGCAGCCCGACTACAAGGTTGGGAAACACCATCGCATCCTCGCTAACATGTTGATGGACATCGAGCGCGGCAAAGAGTACGACGACGATGGGGAGGAAGTGGACGGAACGGGCAAAGATCGAATTTGTGTGAATATGCCCCCACGTCACGGTAAATCCCAACTCATCTCAATATACTTCCCGGCGTGGTTTTTGGGGCGGAATCCGGAAAAGAAGGTGCTGATGGTGTCCCACACTACAGACCTCGCGGTGGACTTTGGCCGGAAGGTGCGAAACTTAATCTCCACCCCCGAGTATCAGGCCATATTCCCTACTGTACAGTTGGCGTCGGACTCGAAAAGCGCGGGGCGCTGGAACACTAATGCTGGCGGGGAGTATTTCGCGTGTGGTGTAGGTTCTGCGTTGGCCGGTCGTGGTGCGCACTTGTTGTTGGTCGATGACCCACATAATGAGCAGGATATTATCAACGGGAACTTGGATGTTTTCGATAAGGCGTACGAGTGGTTCACGTTCGGTGCCCGTACGCGTTTGATGCCCGGGGGCAGAATAGCGATTGTCCAGACCAGATGGCATTTGGACGACCTTACAGGCCGGGTTGTACGGGATATGGCGCAGAACGAGCTGGCCGATAAGTACGAAGTTGTTGAATTTCCTGCAATTTTGGAAGTTGAGTCGGACGTTCCCGACCCTAAAAACCGCCTCGTTACCATACATAAAACCATCGAAAAACCCCTCTGGCCGGAGTTTTTTGGCCTCGACGCGCTATATCGTACCAAAGCGTCCATGCCGCTGTTTCAGTGGAATGCCCAGTACCAGCAGAGTCCTACAGCGGAAGAAGCCGCCCTCATCAAGCGCGAGTGGTGGAAGATGTGGCCTAACGAAGACCCGCCACAGTGTGAATATATAATAATGACCCTCGACGCCGCTGCCGAAAAGAACAATAGGGCTGACTACACGGCGTTGACTACGTGGGGCGTCTTCTTTAATGAAGAGGAAAACTGTTACGGTATCATCCTGCTGAACTCCATCAAGAAGCGGCTTGAGTTCCCGGAGCTGAAAGAGCTGGCTATGGAGCAGTACAAAGAGTGGCAGCCCGATGCGTTTATTGTGGAAAAGAAAAGTAGCGGCACGCCGCTATACCAAGAAATGCGTAGGTCTGGGCTACTGGTCCAAGAATATACGCCACACAGAGGGTCAGGCGACAAAACCGCGCGTTTGAACTCCGTTGCTGATATAGTACGTTCAGGGCTTGTGTGGGTACCCCAAACACGTTGGGCGGAAGAGCTGGTAGAAGAAGTAGCCGGGTTCCCGTTCATGTCGCACGACGACTTGGTGGATACTACTATAATGGCATTGATGCGGTTTAGGCAAGGCGGGTTCATATCTCTACCGACTGACGAAGCGGAGAGCGAATCTCTATATAGACGGCGCGGCGCGTACTACTAAAGGATAACTAAAATGGCAATCGAGAAAGGTTTGTACCAAACACCCCCCGGTGTTGAGGATTTTGAGCAGGATTTGGCGCAAATGGAAGGCATGGGGCAACCAGATGCTATGATAGGCATCGAGGTTGTGTCCCAAGAAGACCTCCCTGTGATGGTTGAACTTGAGGATGGCAGCGTTGAGATTAGCTTTGGCGAAGAGGAAACAGACCTTGAATCTGCCCCGTTTGATGCGAACCTTGCCGAGTACATGGACGACCGGGATTTGGCGTCCTTGGCCAGCGACCTTACCGAAGCCGTCGAAGCGGATATAGCCTCACGCCGAGAGTGGGCGGATACCTACGTGAAGGGCCTAGAAGTTGTCGGGTTCAACTACGAGGAAAGGGTAGAGCCTTGGGAAAACGCCTGCGGCGTGTATAGTAACGTGCTGGCTGAAGCCGCTATCCGCTTCCAAGCCGAGGCTATGAGTGAGACTTTCCCCGCTGCCGGTCCTGTTAAGACCAAGATTCTTGGCGAGATTACCAAAGAGAAGGAAGACGCCGCCCTCCGTGTGAAAACGGATATGAACTACGAGCTGACTGAGGTGATGGTCGAGTACCGCCCCGAGCACGAAAGGATGCTGTATAGCCTTGGATTGGCCGGTTCAGCGTTCAAAAAGGTGTATTTCGACCCAAATGTTGGCCGCCAAGTATCTTTGTATATCCCAGCCGAAGATGTAATTGTGCCTTATGGAGCCTCTAATATTGAGTCCGCAGAGCGCGTTACACACGTAATGCGTAAGACCAAGAACGAGCTGGTCAAACTACAGGCTGCTGGGTTTTACCGAGAGATAGAGCTGGGCGACCCGGTGTCGTTTTTCAGCGATATTGAGGAGGCAAAAGCCGAGCAATCTGGCGTGTCCATTACTTCAGACGACCGCTACGCGATACTTGAGGTCCATGCTGACCTGATTATTGACGGTGTTGATGGAGCGGAAGAGGGTGAGCTTAGTATCGCTAAACCCTACGTGGTTACTATTGAGAAGGGCACTGGGGAAGTTTTGGCCATCCGCCGCAACTGGAACCCTGACGACTCTCTGACATTAAAACGCCAACATTTTGTACATTATGTTTATGTTCCCGGCTTTGGATTCTATGGGCTTGGACTCATCCACATTATTGGCGGCTATGCTAAAGCTGGTACTTCTCTCATTCGTCAGCTCGTTGATGCTGGAAGCCTATCTAACCTCCCGGGTGGACTTAAGTCTCGCGGTCTGCGAGTTAAGGGCGACGATACCCCCATCGGCCCCGGTGAATTCCGTGATGTAGATGTGCCGTCCGGCAGCATCCGCGACAACATTATGCCCCTCCCGTACAAGGAGCCGAGCCAGACACTTCTTGCATTATTGAAGCAGATCACCGAAGAAGGCCGACGTTTGGGGGCGATTTCGGATATGAACATCTCTGACATGAGCGCTAATGCGCCTGTCGGAACAACGCTTGCTCTTCTTGAGCGTACGCTCAAGCCAATGGCTGCTGTGCAGTCCAGAGTACATTATGCGATGAAGCAGGAGTTCAAACTCCTGCGGGCTATCATTGCTGAGTACGCTCCAGAAGAGTACATGTACGTGCCTGACCGTGGTGAACCCCGCGCCCGCCGCGCCGACTACGCCATGGTGGAAGTAATTCCCGTCAGCGACCCCAACAGCAGCACGATGGCCCAGCGTGTGGTCCAGTACCAAACCGTGTTGCAAATGGCGCAGGCCACCCCACAAATCTACGACCTCCCGCAGCTCCATCGTCAGATGATCGAGGTCTTGGGTATCAAGAACGCTGACAAGCTCGTACCGACTACGGACGACATAAAACCTGCGGACCCGGTGAGCGAGAATATGAACGCGCTGGTAGGCAAGCCGATGAAAGCCTTTATCTATCAAGACCACGAGGCCCACATCGCCACTCACCAAGCGTTCATGCAAGACCCACAGATTGCGGCAATGATCGGGCAGAATCCGGCAGCGCAGCAGATTATGGGGGCGTTGCAGGCTCACCTCGCTGAACACATGGGCTTCCTTTATAGGCAGCAGATGGAGCAGAAGCTGGGCGCACCACTGCCAGCACCAAACGAAGAGCTTCCCAAAGAGGCAGAAGTGCTTCTTGCCCAGACCATGGCGCAGGCGGGTATCCAGCTTACTCAACAGAAACAAGCCGCCGCAGCTCAGCAAGCCGCGCAGCAACAGGCTCAAGACCCGGTTGTCCAGATGCAACAGCAAGAGTTGCAGCTTAAAGTGGCCGAACAACAGCGCAAAGCCCAGAAAGACCAAGCAGATGCGGCGCTTGACGCGGCTAAACTCCAGTTGGATGCCCAGAAAGCGGAGCGAACAGCGACCATTGAGGCTGCGCGCATAGCTGCTCAAACAGAGCAGGCACAGGCCAAAAACGATCTGGATGAGGCTAAAGCAATCCTAGACCTAGCTAAATCTCAGCAAACACAACAGCGAGGCCCGCAAGGTGGCTAAAAAGACCCTAGAAGCAGCACAGGCGCTACGCCTGCACAAAGCCAAGAAAGGTACCAGCATCGGTAATGGCGAGATAAAGCTAGCTTCGATGAACAAACATCAAAAAAGAAACTATAAACCCTACAGGGGGCAAGGTAGATAATGGCAAAAACCGTCTTTGACGTGCTAAATCAAAAACTTACAGAGTTGAAAAGCTCTAGCGAAGAATTCTTATACTCAGGCGGAGCTAAAGACTTTGCCGGGTACAAGGAAGTGTGTGGCGTGATACGGGGCCTAGACGCTGCACTCCGAGAAGTAAATGACCTGTCCCGCAACTATATGGAAGATGACGATGACTGAAGCACTTGAGCTTACCCCGCTTGAAGTAAAAAGGGCGGAGCAAATAGCTAAGCAGGAGCAAGAGCAGAAAGAACTAGAGGAGGCGATACCCAAACCAACGGGCTACCACGTCCTTATAGCACTACCTAATGTAGAGGAAACATACGGGGATTCGGGGTTGGTTAAGTCCAGTCAGACGCTTCGTGATGAGCATATCCTTTCTACTATTGGGCTAGTTCTCGATATGGGCGATCAAGCCTATAACGATAAAGACCGGTTCCCCACAGGGCCTTGGTGTAAAACCGGGGATTATGTGATGTTCCGAGCAAACACCGGCACTCGATTTAAGTTAGGCAGGCAAGAGTACCGGCTAATGAACGACGATTCGATACAAGCGGTCGTCCCAAACCCGAGAGCTATATCTCGCGCATAAGGAGTAAACAATGCCTAGGCAACAAGTAGAGTTTGATTTCCCAGACCCAGATGAAGAAGCAAGAGCAGCCGCCGAAATTGAGGTAGCGCTTGATGAAGAAGATAACGACACCCTAGAAGTAGAAGCGGCTGTGGGTCGGGAAGCAATGAAGAAACCCGGCAAAGATGATAAGACCATCAAGGCGGGTGATGTAGAAATCGAGGTAGAGGACGATACACCTCCTGAAGACCGGGGGCGTGAGCCGTCTGAGCCGCCCAAAGAAGTAACTGACGAGGAGCTGGAAAACTACTCCGAGAAAGTTAAGAACCGGATTAAGCATTTCAGCAAGGGGTACCATGACGAGCGTAGGGCCAAAGAAGCGGCCTTGCGTGAACGGGAAGCCCTTGAGGCGTATGCAAAACAGCTTGTTGAAGAAAATAAGCAGCTAAAAGGGAAGTCGGACCAAAGCCATAACGCGTTGATTGAGTCTGCCAAAAAGCAGGTTGAGTCTGAGCTAAACATGGCGAAGCGGCAGTACAAGGAAGCGTACGAGTCTGGCGAGCCGGACGCGCTGCTGGAAGCCCAACAAGCACTGAATACTGCGCAAATCCGTATGGATAAGGTAAATGCGCTGAAACCGCGTGTAGTTAAGGAAGAGGGAACTTCTTTACAATCAACAAGTAATGCTGTAGAAAGAGAAGTATCTGTACCCCGACCGCAAGAAGTTCAGCGGGACGAGAAGGCTGAAGCATGGCGCGACGATAACCCATGGTTCGGTTCTGACGACGAGATGACCGCGTTTGCGTTAGGGTTACACAACAAACTTACGAAAGACGGGGTTGACCCCCGTTCGGACGAATACTACGAGAAAATCAACACTCGTATGCGACAAGTATTCCCCGATCAGTTTGATGACGGAATAGAAGACGAACCAGAAGTACCGGCCAAGAAATCGAGCAACGTGGTTGCACCCGCTACGCGGAGCACAGCGCCTAAGAAGATTAGGCTCACCCAATCACAGATTGCTATTGCGAAAAAACTTGGGGTACCGTTGGAGGATTACGCCAAACAACAGGCTGCACTGATGAGGAAACAATAATGGCCCAGAATAGACTTGATAGAGAACTGGAAACCCGCGAGCGCAAAGACGTTCGTAAGAAGGCTTGGACGCGACCTGAAGTGTTGCCAAACCCCACGCCGGAAGACGGTTATGTATACCGTTGGGTTCGTATATCGACTAACGGTCAGTCTGACGCTACTAATGTGTCCTCGAAAATACGCGAAGGCTGGGAGCCAGTAAAAGCGGCGGACCACCCCGAGATATTTACCGATGCCGTAACTGACGCACGGTTTAAGGATAATATTATTGTGGGCGGCTTGATGCTGTGTAAGGCCCCAGAAGAGCTTGTCCAAGAGCGTAGCGAGTATTATCAGCAACTGACTGAATCGCAGATGCGCTCCGTGGACAATAACTTGATGCGCGAGAATGACCCTCGTATGCCCTTGTTTCACGAGAGAAAAACGAAGGTTACTTTCGGCTCTGGAAACTAAATTTTAGGAGCTATTACAATGGCTACATCTGCAACCCCTTACGGGCTTAAGCCTGTAAAACGTGCTGACGGTATGCCCTATGCTGGCGCTACCTCTCAGTACCTGATCGACCCTGCGGGTGAAGCGACTAACCTGTTCTATGGCCAAGTCGTTATCATCGGTGCGGACGGTTATATTGCCCTTGCTACTGGTACAGGTGCTGACCTGACCTCTAATTCTATTAGTGGTACCAGTGGTGTGGGCGCAATCGGCGTTTTCGTCGGCTGTGAATATGTCAATGCCCAAGGCCAGACTATCTTCGCCCAGTATTACCCCAGTGGTACTGCTAACGGCGGAGCTATCAAAGCCTATGTTGTTGACGACCCCAACGTGCTGTTCCAGTGCCAAGCTAACGCTGCTATGGACCAGTCTGATATTGGTGCGAATGTGTACTTCACTACCGCTCAAACCACAGCTACTGGGGACACAGCTACCGGTAACTCAACTTCTGCTGTCGTTGGCGCGACTGTAACCACTGCTGCCGCATTCCGTGTTGTAGCGGCGGTATCTGATTTGACCGAGTCAAACCCAGATATTCTGGTTAAGTTCAACCCCGGCGCACATCAGATGACTAACAACGTCGGTATATAAGGAGTATTGACTAATGGCTATTTCAAGAGCGCAACTCCTTAAGGAGCTATTACCGGGTCTTAACGCCCTCTTTGGTCTCGAATATGAGAAGTATGGTGACGAGGCTGCTGAAATCTTCGAGACCGAGTCTTCTGACCGTTCTTTCGAGGAAGAAACCAAGTTGTCCGGCTTTGGCGCTGCGCCTGTTAAGGGTGAAGGTTCCGCCATCGACTACGACAACGCCCAAGAAGCGTGGACTGCTCGATACACCCACGAAACAATCGCGATGGGCTTTTCGCTGACTGAAGAAGCAATCGAAGATAACCTCTACGATTCTCTGTCTTCTCGTTATACGAAGGCTCTGGCCCGTGCAATGGCGTACACTAAGCAAGTTAAGGGTGCTAGCATCCTCAACAACGCATTTACTGGTTCAGGCGTAACTTACGGCGACGGTAAAGTATTGTGTGCGACTGACCACCCGCTTGTTTCTGGTGGTACCAACTCAAACCGTCCTACTACCGGCGCCGATCTGAACGAGACTTCTCTGGAAGCTGCTGTAATTCAGATTGCTGGTTGGACTGATGAGCGCGGTCTGCTTATCGCTGCCAAGCCTCGTAAGCTGGTTATCCCACCTGCGCTGCAATTCGTTGCTACCCGCCTGTTGGATACTGAGCTGCGTGTGGCTACAGCCGATAACGACATCAACGCAATCAAGTCAAACGGTTCAATTCCAGAAGGTTACACTGTTAACCACTATCTGACTGATACCAACGCTTGGTTCTTGATGACCGACGTACCTAACGGTCTGAAGCACTTCGTGCGCACTCCGATGCAAACCTCAATGGATGCCGATTTCGATACCGGAAACAGCCGGTACAAGGCCCGTGAGCGTTACAGCTTCGGTGTATCTGACCCGCTGGGCATCTTCGGTTCGCCCGGTTCTTCTTAAGAAGAAAAGCAGTACTAGGATTGGGGGCTTCGGCCCCCTTTCTTTTTGGTTAGTAGGAGGTGTATATGCCTAAAGCCAAATCTGAACCCACCCGCACTTGCATCGACTGTGGTGAAACTAAATCTACAGCCGAATTTGAATATACATCACGGGGGACACGGCGCGTTTGTATACCCTGCATAAATGCTAAACGGGCGAAAAAAGCCTCCGCCAGCCCCGAATCCTACCTCCACATTTTAAACGTTCAACTACGGTCCCAGCGAATTAAGCAGGGCGTCCAGTACGATCTAACCACAGAAGACGTTGTAGCCCTATGGCACGAGCAAGGGGGGCGATGCGCTATATCGGGCGTGATTATGACCCACCAAAGGAACGGGGCCTACGGGGATGGCAAGAAGCGAGACTTTAACGCTTCCATAGACAGAATTACTGCTAGCGGCCCGTATGTACGGAAAAACGTACAGTTAGTGGCGAACCGCGTGAATACCATGAAACACACCCTAGGGGACGACATGTTTATGTGGTGGATTAAAACCATTTACCAACACAACGTTGAGTGATATGGTAGTACCGGATATTTGTTTCATATCATTTATCTTGTTTCATATAATTTATCTCCTTTGAAGATTGTGGCCCGCCCGCTACCGGCGGGTCTTTTTTTGCTTAAGTCTTGCACACTTACGTCCGAAATAGTGTATAGTAACAATACCGGGGTCATCCGGTGTATCTGACAGTCCCGGCTGACGACATGCAGACAGATACACCCTAAATTAACTCGCATGTGAGGATTTTCAAATGGCGAATACTACTTTTACAGGCCCAGTCATCTCGACTAACGGCTTTCAAGGCAATACTACTGGCGGCATCGACGCTAGAACTGGTTACGTGATCCTCTATAGCACGACCGCCGCTGCAATCGCTGACATTACTGACGCTGTAAACACCTCCGACAAAGAAGTTGGCACCATCGTCTTTGACACAACAAATAGCAAGCTGAAAATCGCAACTGGCGATGCAGCCGCTGACACTTGGGTTGACGCCGACGGCACTAATGCTGTAACTCCATCATAAGGTGAATACTTATGTCTAGTTCAGATATTAGAACCAAACGGGTTGCTGCCGGAGGTACCGGTAGCTTGGGCGTAGGCCCCGCTCGTATACGTCAGGTCCAAGTGCTTACTAGTGATGTTGGTGCCGGTCGGTTAACTATTACTGACGGTTCCGGTGGAGCTACAGTATTGGATATTGATTTTGCCGTAGAAGATTCGCACTCAATTAACATCCCAGATTATGGTATTCGTTGTGAAAATGACGTGGTTATTACTGCGCTCACGAATATTACTGCGATGACGGTGTTCTACAGCTAATGGCTAAGCAAGTAGATAAAAAGGCAATGGCTTGTAACAAGCCTAAGAGAACTCCTTCTCACCCCAAAAAGTCCCACATTGTGAAGGCTTGCGAGGGCGGGAAGGAGAAGATCATTCGGTTTGGTGAGCAAGGTGCTTCTACTGCGGGTAAGCCCAAAAAGGGCGAGTCTGCACGGATGAAGGCTAAGCGCAAATCGTTCAAAGCCCGACATGGCAAGAACATTGCCAAGGGTAAGATGAGCGCAGCTTACTGGGCCGACAAGGTAAAATGGTAATAAAATCAAGGACTTAGGTATGGACGAGCTTGACGAAATTAGCGATTTTGTCGATTGGCTTGATGAAGATGAGGCGGAAGCCACTATCCCTATACCTTTACTTTTTCTATCCATTTTACAGGCTTCGCAAGGCACCTATTCGCCCGCAGAGGTAGAAGAATTGTATTTGATAATACAGGCTTACATGGAAGAAGCCCCCTCTGGACAAATAGTGGCCCTAAAAGGCGGTAAGAACGATGCCGAGTAAGTCCAAGAAACAGCACAACTTGATGGCGGCAGTGGCTAATAATCCCGAATTTGCCAGCCAAGTGGGAATCCCACAAAGTGTAGGAGAAGACTACGTGAAAGCGGATAAAGCAAAAGGCAGGTATAGTTGTGGCGGTGGTGTCCACAAAATGAAGAAAGGCGGGAAAGTCCGTGGTTGTGGTATCGCACGTAAGGGTCTGACCCGGGGCACAATGCGATGATGAAATGCCGAGGCATGGGTAAAATGAAGCCCATGGCCCTTAAAGAAGGCGGCACGGTGAAAGACGACTGCTACCGCAAGGTGAAGGCTTCGTACAAAGTTTTTCCCTCTGCTTACGCCTCGGGTGCCATAGCCAAATGTAGGAAGAAGAAAGCTCGTGGCGGTTAGGAAGACAAAGAAAGGGGCCGCCCTGAAGCGGTGGTTCAAGGAAGATTGGAAGGATGTCCGCACCGGCAAGGAATGTGGGCGCCAGAAAGGCGAGAAGCGGGGAACTCCGTACTGTAGGCCGACAAAGCGTGTCTCCAGTAAAACGCCAAAGACAGCAGGCGAGATGACTGCGGCGGAGAAAAAATCCCGCATAGCGCAGAAGAAAAGGCTAGGCCAACCAGCAGGTGCACCCAAGAGGGTTAAACCGCTGAAGAGGAAGAAATAATGGCTACATCCGGTACTACAGCGTTCAACCTAGACTTCACCGAGATTGCGGAAGAAGCGTGGGAGCGTGCCGGTCGTGAAATGCGTTCTGGCTATGACCTGCGTACGGCTCGCCGTTCCATGAACCTGCTGACTATTGAGTGGCAGAATCGCGGCATTAACATGTGGACCATCGAGGAAGGAACGGTAAATTTAGTAGGGGGAACAGCCACTTACGCTCTCCCTGCCGACACTATTGACCTTCTTGAACACGTTGTGCGTACTGGCGATGGGAACATCACTACGCAGTCGGACCTGAATATCACCCGAATCAGCGTCTCTACCTACTCTAGTATCCCCAACAAACTGAGCCAAGGACGCCCAATACAGATTTATGTAGACCGAGGGCAAGCAAATCCGTCGGTAACTGTCTGGCCTGTGCCGGATGCCTCTAGTACCTATGTTTTAAAATATTGGCGTATGCGCCGTATACAGGATGCTGGGGCGGGCGTACAGACCCCTGATATTAACTTCCGTTTCCTGCCCTGCCTTGTTGCAGGGCTTGCGTATTACATAGCGCAAAAAGACCCAGAATTGATGCCTAGAATTCCTATGCTACAAACAGAATATGAACGGCAGTTTGATTTGGCTGCCCAAGAGGATAGGGAAAAAGCGTCGCTTAGTTTGGCGCCGCGTATTTTTGGAGTTAGATAATGGCGTACAAGTATGCGTCAGGTCAAAATGCGTTAGCTATATGCGATGTCTGTGGGTTTCAGTATAAACTTAGGGAACTCAAAGAGTTAGTAGTAAAGGACAAGCGCACCAACATTAAAGCTTGCCCCGAGTGTTGGAACCCAGATCAGCCGCAAAACAGACTAGGGGAGTTTCCAGTTGACGACCCCCAAGCTATACGGGACCCCAGACCGGATTCTTCGGAACTTACGGCCAGTAGGGATATTCAGTGGGGGTGGGACCCAGTAGGGCTTAACGACCCGTTAGGGCTTACACCAGACAATTTAGAAGGCGTAGGTGCTGTAGGCACGGTCACGGTAACTACAAGCTAGGAGACAGAAATGAAAATGAAGTCACGATCAAATGTAAAAGCTCCGAAGATCGTCGAGCATCCAAATCAGCCAGTAAAGTATAGCGTTGCGGATTGCTGCAACCAGCCGCCCAAAGACATGAAAACTACCGGCGTTAAGATACGTGGTGTTGGCGCAGCGACTAAGGGCACTATGGCCCGAGGCCCAATGGCATAAGGAGTAGGGTGTGAATTACACCGAGCTGAAGACCAATATTGAAGACATTTGCGAGCAGTCGTTTACGGACGCGCAGCTTGCTATGTTTACCGATCAGGCTGAGCAGAAGATATACAACACTGTTCAGATACCTGCGCTTCGGCGTAACCAGACAGGTAACCTGACGACTGATAACAAGTATTTAGTATACCCAACGGATTTCTTGTACCCGTTCTCTTTGGCGGTTATTGACGGCGATGGAAACTACGAATACTTGTTGAATAAGGACGTGAACTTTATCCGAGAAGCATACCCCGGCCCTACAGCTACTGGGATGCCTAAGCACTATGCGGTTTTTGACGATACATCGTTCATCGTTGGGCCTACACCCGACACTGGTTATGAGGTAGAGCTACATTATGGCTACTACCCAGAGTCTATTGTGACTGCTGGAACTACATGGCTTGGTGACGAGTTTGACTCTGCCCTACTCAATGGGGCGCTAGTTGAGGCTATACGTTTCCAAAAAGGTGAGCCGGATATGGTCCAGCTATACCAAAAGATGTATGTAGACGCGATTGCGCTACTCAAGAATCTCGGTGACGGCAAGTTGCGAGAAGACATGTACCGTTCTGGCCAGCTCAGAATAGAACCGCGTTAATTTAAGAGGAACACCAAATGGCTATCACTCAAGCAATGTGCACCAGCTTTAAAGAAGAACTTCTTGGCGGTGTACACGATTTAGACACAGACACCATTAAGATTGCGCTGTTTACCAGTTCAGCAACCCTTGGTGCAACCACTACTGCTTACAGCACTACTAATGAAGTGTCTGGCACAGGATATTCTGCTGGCGGTAATACGCTAACAAGCCCAGTAATTGCTACTGATGGCACTACGGCCTACTTCGATTGTGCGGACACTACGTGGTCCACTGCTACCATCACAGCCAACGGCGCTTTGATCTATAACAGTTCTAAAGCTAACCGTGCTATTGCTGTACTGGCCTTTGGTGGTGACAAAACTTCAACTGCTGGTGACTTTACCATCATCTTCCCTGCTCCGGGTGCAAGCACTGCTATTATTCGCATAGCTTAATTGTGTTTTTCACGGGAGATATAGCGCATGGTAAAGATGGTAAACCGCGCCAAGATGACCACCGCTACGACGGGCACAGGCACTATTACGCTTGGCTCCGCCGCATCTGGTTATCAGACGTTTGCAGCCGCTGGGGTATCTAATGGCGATACCGTTCGATATACAATCGAAGACGGCACTGCGTGGGAAATAGGTACTGGCACTTACACTGCCACAGGTACTTTACTCGCTCGCTCCCTTGAAAGTAGCTCGACAGGTTCCCTGCTTAACCTGTCGGGTAGTGCGTTTGTATTCCTAACTGCTGCTGCGTCAGACCTCCAAAGTGATACAGCCAACACAGCTTCTACACTAGTTGCTAGGGATGCCTCTGGTAACTTTAGTGCGGGAGCTATTACTGGTACTAGCTTTGTTTCCTCTGGAAACATGACCTTTGGTGATAATGACAAGGCTATCTTTGGTGCTGGGTCAGACCTACAGATTTACCATGACGGGTCTAATAATTGGGTGGATGGTGTTTCTGGGGCTGTTTTTGTTCGCGGTAGTCGCGTTGACCTTCGCGGTGCTAATAACGAGATGCTTCTTGTTGGCAACCAAAATGGAAACATTGCTCTTTATTACGACAACTCAACAAAACTCGCCACAACCTCCACAGGCATAGACGTTACTGGCACAGCCACAATGGATGGGCTGACTGTTGATGGGACTACAGGTGTGTCTGTTAATGGCATCTACGCAAGCGTAGACCTGATGGAAACTGACGTTACGGATGACAACACTCGCCTTATTAGTTCTGGCGGTGACTTCCGCATCGACACATTAAACGATGCAAAGAACGTATCGACCAAGCGACTGACTATTGACCACGGCACAGGCGACATCTCCTTCTACGAAGACACTGGCACAACGCCTAAGTTCTTCTGGGATGCTTCTGCTGAGCGATTAGGTGTGGGTACTAGTAGTCCTAGCGCAGTTATCCACGCAGTAAACAGCCCGTCTTCTGGTGAAAGCATTGCTATTTTTGAGGCTGCCGCAGAAAAGAACGGCTATGTATATATAAATGGCGATGCAAACAGACGCAAATCATTAGTTTTCCAATCGGCAGGCGTTAATAAATTTAGCATGGGCGTTGGAGATAGTGACGAGCTTTCAGAAAACACCTTCTTTATAGGCTCTGGCATAACAGGCGGTAGCGGGGCTGATTTAGTTATTGACAGCAGTGGCAATGTCGGTATTGGTACTAGTAGTCCTTCTGCTAAGTTACATATAGAAGCATCTACTCCAATATTGAGATTAAAAGCAACGGCAGATACTGAAGATTGTTTAATACACTTTGCTGATACATCAAGTAACTTTGCGGGAGTAATTGCGTACTCACACAATGTCAATGACATGAAATTCTTTACTAACCAATTAGAACGCCTCCGCATTGACTCCTCTGGCAATGTCGGTATTGGCGTTACTTCTGCCGTAGAAAAACTTCATGTTAAATCAAATGATGGATTGATAGCAGTCCAATCCGAAAATGTTAATACAGTAGATGCAATTCAAGGCGGTTACGTTATTTATTCTGGCGATGGCTCTGGCCCCGGTGCTGGAAATCGCGCTGGCATGGCTTCGTACATACAAGATATTTACGGAACTGAGTATGATTTAAGATTTTATACATCAGATGGAACAACAAATTTTAATGAGGCCATGCGTATTGACCCTGACGGCAATGTCGGTATTGGTACAGACAGTCCCATCTATACAGCGGCCTCACGAACTACTACAACAATAAATGGCGCTTCAAGTGCTAACTTATCATTTGGTATTGGTGGCACAGGATACGCAAATCTTTTTGTAGATGCGTCAAGCGTTGAGTTTGGTTCGCAAACCTCAGCAAATCCCGTCAAGTTTACAATTGGCGGTACGGAAAAAATGCGCATAGACAGCAGTGGCAAGGTCGGTATTGGTACGAGTACAGTTCAGGCTGATCTTCATCTTGGTGCTGCAAGTCCACACATAGACATTGGCCCCTCAGCGGGAAACCGTGGCAAGGTCGGTTTTGATAGCAACAATGTCTATATCGGCTCTACGTCTAGCACTGGTGAAATACACTTCAAAAACAACATAGGCTCAACCGATGCTCCGCAGGATTCTGGTGATACCAAGATGGTTATTGCTGATTCTGGCGTCGGTATTGGTACTACGAGTCCGCAAGATATTTTGCATCTTTATGCCTCTAGCCCTACGCTAAGAATCGAAAACACAAGCACTTCTGGTGTAGGTGCTATTGAGTTTTGGGACGCTCAGGCTGGCACTAGTCAAGCAGCTTCTATTAGGTACGATGATGTAAGTAATATATTTTCTATTCAAGGTAACTCTAACGGCACTGTCTTTTCTACACCAAGCAACACGTTCCCCAGTGGATCAGAAGCAATGCGCATCGACAGCAGTGGCAACTTGCTTGTTGGTAAGACTTCTACTGCAATAGGTACTGCGGGAACAACACTTTGGTCTGACGGATTAACAGACCATACTCGCTCTGGCGAAGTAGTGCGAATAAACCGTTTATCTACAGACGGTGATATTGTTACATTCCGCAAAGACGGCACAACAGTCGGTAGTATTGGTGTTAATACTAATGTTTTATACATAGGCGGCACTGAAGGAACAGATGCTTTTATAGGTTTTGGTAACGACATTGTTAGACCAGTAACTTCAACAGGCGCATATCGTGATAACGCTATTGATCTTGGCTACACTGGAATGCGCTTCAAAGACCTCTACCTATCAGGCGGTTTACGCGCAGATACGTTGACGTTTAGCACTCTTGCTGGCACAGAACGTATGCGCATCGACAGCAGCGGCACTCTAATCCACAAAGGCGCTGCCATATTCAATGAGGATGGTGGTGATAGTGACTTCCGCGTCGAGTCTGACACCAACACTCACGCGCTGTTTGTGGATGCTGCAAATAGTCGGGTAGGCATTAACCAGAGTTCACCTAGTGTTGATTTGCATATTAGCTTCTCAAATAACACGACTACCAATCTCGCCGCTGGCTCTGGTTTGTTTGTTAATAACATTGATGTTACGACTGGAACATTAGCACCTATTCTTTTTTCTACCGATAGTGGCAAGCGTATCCGTTCTGCTATAGCTCATGTTGATACAGGTGCTTACGGTAAAGGCGACCTAGTTTTTTACACTATGTCGGATGGGGAAATTAGTTCCGCAACTTTGGACACTGGCGATGAAAAAATGCGCATCGACAGCAGCGGCAACTTGCTTGTTGGTACTACTGATAATAATGTTTCTAGCAATTCTGGTGCTTCTAATAGCGGCATTAATATCGGAACTGCGGGGATTAAGGGTGTTATTTCTGCCGCCGCAGCACAGGTAGTAACTTACCTAAACCGCTTAGGAACAGACGGCGACATTGCTTTGTTCCGAAAAGACGGCACAACAGTCGGTAGTATTGGTGTTGCTGGTGGTTCTACTTACATTGATGGTGGTGCGTCTAACTACTCTTTGATGCTTGCTTCTGACTTTAGACCACGCACAGCAAACGGCGCAGCCAATAATGATGGAAACGTTGACTTAGGTGACGCATCGGCGCGCTTCAAAGACCTCTACCTATCAGGCAGCGCTCGTGCATCAATCTTCTATGACACAGACAACACGGCTTACTACGTAGACCCAGCAAGCACTAGTAATCTAAATGCGATTGACGTTAATACGATCCTCACAGGAACGAGTCAAACCAGAGGCAAAATATCTGTTTGGAGTAATAATACCTACGGTATAGGTATGGGAACAACTTATACCTATGGTGGTCTTAACGATTACGCTATGACCTTCCAAATGAGCGATACAGCGGCTCGTGGTTACTGGTGGGGCGATAGTGCTCACACAAACGCTCAAGGTGCAATGTCTTTAACTACTGAAGGCTTACTTGCTGTTGCTGGCGGTATGCGCTTGGGTTACGGACAGTCAGATACTACTGCACCCACATCAGGACAGCTTGATGTAAATGGAACAGTCAATGCCACTACATTCTCCGGTGCTCTATCTGGTAACGCAACAACTGCAACTACAGCGACAAACCAATCCGGCGGCACAGTCTCTGCTACTACTGGTACATTTAGCACTTCTGCAACTATTGACGGTCATCTCCTACAAGACAGCTCTGATCGCAGTGGCCTCTTGGAAATATCAACGGCTCTTGGTACTTGGAAAGGTATCCAGATAAAGCCAACGAGCACATCGTTTTGGTCAATCATGGGTGACCAAGACGATTTTGGGCTTTACGATGATGCCAACAATGAATGGATACTTCTATACAACGAAAACAGCACTCTTCAGTTACACGCTAATGGAAGCAATACCGTAACGGTTACCACATCTGGGTTAAGTGTCACAGGAAGTATTACAGTCTCTGGTACAGTAGATGGTCGTGATGTAGCTGCTGACGGAACTAAGCTCGACGGTATTGCCGCTGGCGCTCAAACAGGAACAGTAACGAGCGTTACTGGCGGTACTTACTTAACGGGCGGCACAATAACAACTACTGGAACTCTAGCTGTTGACGCTACAAGTGCTAACACAGCAAGCAAGGTTGTAGCTCGTGACGCTAGTGGTAATTTCTCTGCGGGTACTATAACTGCGGCTCTATCTGGAAATGCTACAACTGCCACAACACTTCAGACTGCTCGCACAATCAACGGCGTGTCGTTCGACGGCTCTGCCAATATCACTGTAGCAGACTCCACTAAACTGCCTTTAGCTGGTGGTACCATGAGTGGAGACTTAGTAATTAGCAAAGCTGATGCTAAAGTAAGGCTTTACGATTCAACAGGTACTAATGGAAACAATCCATTTATTGAATTTGATACAACATCAAACCAAGGGATTGCTGTAGAGCTAAACATATATGATGTGGACCTTCCAGTAGCGGGATATGGTCTTGTAGTAGGCCCATCAACAACTAATACTCAGTTTCCTACAACAGGAACTTTAACCTTTAATGTTCTTGGCGAGATGTATGCCGGTGGGACAACGCTGTCTTCGTTGAACAAAGTCTTTCACGACGGCTACCATCCCAACGCTGACAAGCTAACCACTGCTCGTACAATAAACGGTGTGTCGTTTGACGGAACTGCCAACATCACGGTAGCTGACGCGACCAAACTGCCTCTTACTGGCGGTACGCTGTCAGGTAATCTAGCACTAGGTAACAACAACATTACCGGCGTCAACGAGTTAGTCTTTAATGACAACGTGAAGTTTTTAGAAGAAGGCAACAATCAATACTTGCGGTATCAATGGGGTGGTTCTGGTGCGGGTGGTATCATCTTATACGATGGGGACGGGACAAGACACGGAACTTTCTACGGCAGTGGTGCTGGTGAAACAGGGATATTAGACAACGATGGTTCTTGGGCAGTCAGAATAAGAACTGGCACAAGTGCAAATATATTGTACTGCAACAACAACGCAGAGTTCTACATATACACTACTTATACCTACTCGCCCGGTTCCTCCCGTGCGCCGATATTCTATGATTCCAACAATACTTCCTATTACGTAAACCCACATAGCACCACGACATCAGCAAACTTTGCAGGCAAGGTTATTTGCACGAATGTTGATGAAGCATTTTATCTTAACACTGGTACAACTTTAGACCCCAACAACGGCGCAATTCAATTTAAGTCTATTACTGCCAATACAACATTTACTGATAACGTTGATGCTGGCGAATCAATGACGCTGAGGTTAACCGGAGGTGCAACATACACAGTTACTTGGCCGACTATAACGTGGATAACTTCTGGTGGAAACGTAGCGCCAACATTAAATGGTACCAGTGACGTATTTGTGTTTTGGAAGGAAAGTGCAACTCTTTATGGGGCGTATGTAGGCTACGGAGCGTAAGGAGGGGGTATGCTAGGCTTTGCACCATTAGCAACGCTACCTCTAGCTGATGATGGGGTCAGCGTCTCCGTAAGTGTTTCCGGTGTAGTCGGAACCACGGCGCTCGGCACGGCTTCAGTAACTGCCGGTACCAACGTATACCCAACAGGTGTTCAGGCTACTGGTGCAACCGGTACTGTATCTATTACAGCAGATGCTAACGTCTATCCTACAGGCGTAGCGGGCACTACAGCACTTGGCACTGCTACCACAACAGCAGACGCTAATGTCTCCGTAACGGGTGTCTCTGCTACCGGTCAG